GCTGGTAATCAAGATGATGAAATGGAAGCTGACGAGCGACAGGCTTGTGTTGATCGCAACGTAGCTCACCTTGAACTCATGGTTGCCAAAGACGATTGGGGTAGCGAAGACATGAGTGATGCTAATGCTGCAATCACTGCTGGTCAAGGTTACACCGCAAGCTAACATCGCAACAAAGACTAGGAGGTCAAAATGAGCGAGCAAGAAGAAAACAAGGTTTTATGGACGATTGATGGTGTTGAGTATTCTCCTGAAGACTTAACGAATCAGAGCCAGATTCACTTTATTAGAGCGCAAGAACTTAGAAACCAATTAGTTAACTTGCAGGCTCAAGCAGCTAATTTGGCGCATAACATAGAAGAAGTGAACGCTGTGATTCTTT